TTGGACCCCATTCAACTCAAGGGCGTACCTCATTTCCCCATTGTATCATATTTTCTTGTACATGTCAAGTAGAAAATGCTGTACCTTATTTAGTGTAAATATGTATAATATTTTGGAACAAATAGTATTGACATATAGTTGTATATATGTTAATATATAATTATCAAAAGGAAATACAGCAAATAGAAAAGAGAGGTAAAGAAAATGAGAGTAGTTAATGCAAGTACATCTTTAGGGAAAAAATTAGTAGCAATTGGTCAAAACTGGGAGGGGACTTTTTTAAATCAAGTTTATGATAAATGGAGCGCTGCAAAGCAGAAAGCATGGGATAAATGCTATGACGAATATTGCAGAACTGATGGGGCAGAGGGATTTTCAATTTGCTCACATAATAGCTTTCAGTTTACTTGTTCATGGTTTATACCAGACGGTATGAGATTAGAAACACGTGATAACAGTTATTTAGTAGTGTTTGATGAATAGTAGGCAATAACATTTAAAGAAATAAGAAAAAAGGGGAACAACTATGAAAGAAGAAAGAATTACTATTACATTGGGTAATTTAGGCGACATAACAGCAACAAAAGACGCATTTAATGAACTAGCAATCACTTTTTATTATGCTAAGAAACAATATAAGATGGAAGAATGTTTTGGATTAGCAAAAAATGCAGAGAAAATTAGCGCCACTATTCATTCAGAATTAGAAAAAAGAGGGTATTATAACAAATAAAAGCGTGATGGTGTAGGGTGGTTCGATTCCACCCAACACACTACTCTAAAAGGGGGATAAATATGGTTAAAAATTATGAGGTAGGCCCAAAAAAGAGCTTACACGATATAATGTTTGACGCATGGGAGCAACATCCAATAGTATTTATCAATGGAATACCGTATAGAACATTATTGTTGACACTTGCGTATGATTTCGAAAATGATATTTATGAAATCTATAAAAAGAGCGACAGTTGTTTAGAGTCGCCGGTTGCAATTTATACTGCACAAGACATTAAAGAAGTAATTGCTTACAAAAAGATTACTAAGTTTTCACGTGAAACACATTGAAAGGAGTACAATATGACACTATCATTTTTATTAGAAAATTATCGTGAAATTGATTCTATAACGTTTAAGGGTATAACATATGCTTTATTTGAAGCCAGGGAATATAACCCATATATTAAACGTTTAGTTGTAAACGTAAACGGTTTGGAATTTACACAGGTAGATAAACGCCCATTTACAGACTGTGTTTATTGTCCAAAATGCCATCAATGGAAAGAATTAGAAAGGGCTTAAAACTATACGTGTGGCGGTGTAGGGTGGTTCGATTCCACCCCACGCATTACCCTAAAAAAGGGAAATAAAACATAAAGGAGAATATAGAAATGATAAAAAAGTAAAAGCAAAACGAACTATTTTTACTGTTAGCGTAGATGGTGATATTAAACAATTCACTTACGATTCTCAGAGAAACCCATCACAGCGTGATTTATTATCTCATGCTAGATATATCACAGGTAGTGATGATATAAAACTTGTTTCACGTGAAACCTTTGGGATTTTGCTAACAATGGATTTTGAGACATTTTACGAATTTTCCGTTGTAGAATTTTAAAGTGTTACAGATAACCGTATAAGGAGATGAAAAAAGAACATGAAAGTTAATAATATTTTAACGTGGGTTGACCCGAGAACAAAAATTAGATTAATACTTAACATATACGATATGAAATTTAGTACCGAACATTTTGCAAAGTATTATATTGAATTAGGGAATACAAACGAGCTACTGGTTCGTGATGTAATACGTATGAGGGTTATTGACGATTTATTAGAACTGGAGTTGGAAAATTAAAACATTGTTAAAAAATTAACTAGTGTACCATAAAAGGAGAAAAAACAATGGCAGTTAAAGTAGAAAAAACAATGACAGCATTTTTTGCAAATAAGGTTAGAAAAGAATTACATAAAAAAATTAAAGGCTATTCAAATTGTTGGGTGGATAATGACGTTTTGATTGCTGATATTCAGCCCTTAGGCATTTACACATACCATTTCACAATATCGGAAATATCGAATCACATTTCCCACGGCTTAACCGCCGAACAGGTTTCAAGAGATATTATAAAGGGCTACAGAGATTATATATTATCCGAGCATTTTTATTTTAAATAACGCAATAAAGTATTGACATTTATAACAAAATATGGTAATATATAAAAGTAATGAAGAATAACAAGTTACATTTGCCATAGGTGTGGCGGTATTCAATCCGTCCACCTAAACCCCAAAAAACTTAAAAGTATGCTAGTATGCATTAATTGTTTCACGTGAAACATTAAAACAGTGCAATTCCGTTTACTTTTATTCCCTCATAAGAGGGTGTTGCATAAAAATACAAAAATTAAAGAAAAAAGGAGAAAAAAGCTATGGCAAGATTACCAATGGTAACACGTACCATCACAACAACAAAAGTCAACGTCCTTTGTTTGGACATTGAACACGCAGAACCATGCAACAAGGTTGTTACAATCCCACGTACCTACAAAGACGAGGAAGTAATTCTGAAAAAGGTAAAACCTCTTTTAGAAACTGAATCACTTAAAGTAGTGCATGTTGTAGACACTGAAACAGAGGAAACACTTTACGGAATGACAGAACAGGAATTTGTTGAGCTTGCACGTCCTCTGTTAGATAGAACAGGAAAAACAGAAGACCCATTCATCGAAACAGAAACAGAAAACAACTAATAAAAGGAGAATAAAATTATGATTACAATTAAAGCAACATCAAGAGAGTTTACACCAGTTGAAAAGTATCTTATGACAACATCCCCCGATATTACATCAATGAAAGATGTAGCAGACGGTGAAAAAATCAAAGTTGATGGTTATCTAACATTTGATGATGTGAAAGAAAAAACCGGAGAAGTTGTAGAAGTGTTAAGTATTATTACACCAGAGAAAAAAGTTTACAGCTGTCAGTCAGCAACTTTTAAACGCTCAATCAGTGATATTCACAGTGTAATGGAAACCACACCATTTACAGTTATTAAAATTAGTGGTAAAACAAAAGCTGGACGTGATTTTATCAATTGTGTTCTTGATGTGGAGTCAATCTGATAAAGTTGATTTAACAGGGGGGGGGCAACCCCCCTTATTTTATTAAAGGGGTGAAATTATGGCAAAGAAACGGAAACAAACAGAAGCAGAAAAGTTATACTCAAAACAATTAAAAAGAATCAAGCAATTTATTCGTAGAGCAGAAAAGCGTGGTTTTGTATTTGAAGAAGATATAATACCACAAAAGCCTAAAAAAGTAACAAAAGCAAGCGTAAGAAAATTAGAGAAATTAACACCAGAAAAGTTATACAAAAAATCTTTATATCTGGAAGAATCAACCGGTGAAATTGAAGAAGCACAGAAAAGACGAAAAGAAGAAAGAAAACAAAGTGCTAGAAAAGCAGTTAAGACTAGAAAACAAAGGCAAAAAGACAGGCGGAATTGGACTAAAGAGGACGCAGAAAAAAATCGAGGTCAACTCCCTGTAGAGGGAAATGAATCATTAAGAAACACAATTGATGATTTTGTTAGTAGGTTACAAATAGATACAAGTTGGGTAGGAAGAAAAAGGCGTAGACCTGTAGCACTACAAGAAACTATACGATCACAAAGCGTATTATTAACTTTAATTAATCAGCAAATAGCGTTTTTTGGTGAAGAAGAAATTGGAAATAGATTACAAGCAAATGCCGATAAACTATCAGAATTATTAACTATAGTATTATGGGACAGTAAAGCAGAAGCAATACAGTCAGCAACTAGATTATTTATGGAAATATTAACAGGTAATACTTTAACGCCCTCACAGTTACAAGATTTAGATTTAGAATCAGAATATAATGAGGATTTTGAACAACCAGAATGAAACAACGTGAATATCGTTATTTTATGGGAGATTTTGAAACAACTGTGTACAAAGGGCAAGTAAACACAGAAGTGTGGGCTAGTGCGCTTGTAGAGTTATTTAGTGATAAAGTAACAATTCTGCATAGCATAGCCGAAACTTTTGATTATTTAGTATCATTAAATTGCAATGTTGTTGTATATTATCACAACCTAAAATTTGATGGTGCTTTTTGGTTATCATATTTATTAGTTGATAAAAAATTTACACAGGCATATGACAAAATTGGAGACAAAGAAACTGACGTTAAATGGAAACAGCAATTTAAAATGTTTAACAACACCTTTAAATACTCCATATCTGATAGAGGGATGTGGTATTCTATCATAGTAAAGGTAAAAAATCATTTTATAGAAATACGTGATTCTCTTAAACTTTTACCTTTTTCTGTCAAAAGAATAGGTGAAAGTTTTGGTACAAAGCATAAAAAATTAGATATGGAATATACTGGCTTTCGTTATGCCGGGTGCGAGATAACAAAAGAAGAACAAGAGTATATAGCGAATGATGTTCTTGTCGTGAAAGAAGCACTAGAAATTATGTTTAAACAAGGGTATAATAAATTAACCATAGGTTCATGTTGTTTGGAAGAATATAAAAAAATATGTCGGTCATCTTTAGAAATTCAATTAGATTACGCCGAAATGTTTCCCAATCTATATGATTTTAAAATTGATAAACAAGAACACAAATATGATAATGCCGGTGATTGGTTACGGAAATCATATAGGGGGGGATGGTGCTATTTAGTAAAAGGAAAAGAAAACAAAATAAAAACGAATGGGACAACGGCTGATGTAAATTCTCTTTACCCATCTATGATGAGTAGTAAAAGTGGAAATAAATACCCTATAGGTTTACCAAAATTTTGGACTGGAAATTTTATTCCAGACCAAGCTTTAAAAGAAAATATGTATTACTTTGTAAGAATAAAAACAAGGTTTTACATAAAAGACAACTATTTGCCATTTATACAAATAAAAGGGGATTTAAAATATAAAGGAACAGAATCATTAGAAACCAGTGATGTGTACAATCACGAAAACGGCGATTATTTTCCTTATTATATAGATAAAGACGGAAATATACAACAAGCTAAAGTAGAATTAACTTTAACTATGACAGATTATCAATTAATAAAAGAGCACTATGAGCTAGTTGATTTTGAAATCCTTGATGGGTGTTATTTCTATTCTATGGTTGGTATTTTTGACGAATACATCAACAAATACGCTAAGATAAAAAAGGAAAGTAAAGGTGCGTTAAGAGAGTTAGCAAAGCTATTTTTAAATAACCTATATGGGAAAATGGCAAGTAGCACCGATTCTTCTTTTAAGATTGCATACGTTAAAGACGATAAATCTATAGGATTTATGCAAGTAGTAGAAAACGAAAAGAAGCCGGGTTATATTGCTATAGGCTCTGCTATTACATCATATTCAAGAAATTTTACAATACGAGCCGCGCAGAAAAATTATTATGGAGCAGAAAAAAGGGGGTTTATATACGCAGATACAGACAGCATACATTGTGATTTATTACCGCAAGAAATAAAAGGAATTGAAGTAGACGACAAAGAGTTTTGCTGTTGGAAATTAGAAAGTTGTTGGGATAAAGCTATATTTACAAGGCAGAAAACTTATATTGAACACGTTACACACGAAAATCTTATACCATTAGAAGAAAGTAAACATTACAGTAATATTAAATGCGCCGGCATGCCGAAAAAATGCAAAGATTTGTTTGAAATATCTATGCAAGGTACAGCTGACGTAAACGAAAACTGGAGTGATGAAGAAAAAGAGTTTTTATTCGATAAAGATAACAAGCCGATTGTTAGAGATTATAGCGACTTTAAAGTTGGGTTGAAAGTGCCAGATAAGCTTAGACCAATTCGCATACGTGGAGGCGTATTACTTGTGAATACTACTTATGAAATGAGGTGAGAAAAATGGATTATGGTGACTTATTAGAAATTATAATAGACGGTTGTGATAATACAGACTGCCAACACTGCAATTTATATAGTTTATGTGTTAAGTATGAAACTACACCACTAAAAATTAAAGATTATTTATCAGAATGTGAAAAAGAACTGTAAAATAAAATAGCGTGAGGAGAAGAAAAAACTTCTTTACTCACGCTATTTTTATATCTGTAACTTTTGTACCATTTAAAGCGGTCAGCGCAACCGAAAAGTAAACAGGCAGTATTTTTTCAACTGTGCTACCCTGTTTATTCATTAATGGAAACAAAAGCAGATACCTAATAACTTAAAGCTGATAACACAGCTTCCTTGCAACGCATATCTTTAAATCGAAAACAACCATGCTCAAAGAAATAGCGCAAATTCGATAAAAAGAAATCATTACGTTTCAACATAACATAATTTATATTATGGTCGTCAGTCGTGACTGAAATTCTAGTTAAAAAAGAACTATCTGCCTTATCATCACAGTAGATAAGACCATTTTCAGTATATTCACGTAACGCAAAGTCACTCCCTTTATATCTTAAAGTACAAAGATACTTTGACTTTCCAGTTGGTTTTTCAACAAAAGCCTTGTTATCATTCAGATACACGCATTCACTACTATAGGCAGTATAGCTATTTTTAGAAAAAGCTCTGTTAAATCCGCTATTTTTTTGCTCTATACTTGCACTTTCAATATATCCCTGTTCAAGCACAAAACCGTCACCCCTTAAAAACTTTGTGTCGTCTTTGAGTCTACCAGAAATACCCATTTCAACATAGTACGGATTTATAATGCTGACTGGATTGCTTAACATATAAACCGGGACATATCGAACTTGTTCACCTTGCCCCCTAGCTATGGATGTGTGAATACTTATAAATTTCTTAGTTTCATTATCACAATAGTGATTTGTTTCACTCTGAAATTCATCAAAAATCATGCGCTGAATATCTGAAAATAAGTGACTATATTTTTTGATTTGGTCTGCATTGTTTAAACTCAAAGCATACCCGCAACTTTTTTCATTCAAAAACAACTCTTGAAACGTTCCTTTTGCTCTTCTTTTTGATGTCATAGTATAACTAGGAAAGAATAAACTACCTAAATCTTTATAGAATTTATCGACAATATCATCTAGTTCATAATTGTACCTATATAAAAGTCCAAACTTTTCATTTTTATCAAGAAATCTGTTAATGCATAGTCTGCCAAAATAAGTTGTTTTTCCACCAGTACGGTTAGTGGTACACATGTATATTTCTGGTTTATTTCCGTTTATATCAAGCATAGATAAGAGTTTAGTTCCATCATAATATTTATTCATAAATTTATTTCTCCTTTTCTTATTAAATTATATCACACCTCTTGACATTTTTCAAGATTTAGTTTATAATAAATTAAAATGAATAAGAGAGGAAGTGAAAAAAGTATGCAGTTTTACCCTGTTATTATTGCGCTGATTTTTAATGCTCTTGATTTAGTCACAGGTATTATTTCCGCGGTAAAATCAAAAGACATTAAATCAGCAAAACTACGTGATGGATTATTCAAAAAAATTGGCTTTATACTTTGCTACATTGTAGCATGGTTGGTTGATACACAAGGGAAATATATTGGTTTTCATATAGATGTATCAATACTTCCGATTATAATCCTTTACGTATGCACAACTGAATTAGTTTCAATTCTGGAAAATATCAGTAAAATTAATTCAGACATTTTGCCAGACAAACTAATGGAGCTATTTCATATTTCAGACATTAATAAGGAGTGATTAAAAATGAAAGTATATCTTTCACCGTCAGACCAGTGGAGCAATATTGTAGCCGGTGGTAAACATTCAGAAGCTTTTCATTGTATCAAGATTGCGGATTATGCGAGAGCATATTTAGAATTGAATGGGTATGAAGTTAAGGTTGGTTCATCAGTAGCAGAAAATACCTATAAAGACAGAGTAAAAGAAAGTAACGAATGGGGGGCAGATTTACATATCCCGATTCATACAAATGCCGGAGGTGGTCACGGTACTTTAATGTTATGTTATCCAGGTACAATAAATAATAGATATGTGAACAACATATACAATGAAGTAGCTGAACTCACTCCAACAGAAGATAAAGGTGTACAAACAACAAATAATCTATATGAAATTAATGCAACAAAATGTGTGACAGCTTATCTCGAATGTGAATTTCACGATAATGACGATACTGAAAAATGGATTGACAACCACGAAAAAGAACTGGGTAGAGCAATCGCAAAAGGTATCTGTATTGCAGACGGAAAATCCCAGTTTGCGGAATTAACGAACATAAAGAAATTTTATAAGGTGCAAGTAGGGGCATTTCGTAGCAGAAAAAACGCTGAAAAGTTGAAAAAAGAGTTAAGCAAAAAGGGGTACAACTGTTATATTGTAGAGGGGTAACATGCCAGATATTAACAAGGCTTATTCGTGGGCTATTGAAACATGCAACGCTCCAAACGTAGGATATAGTACCACATATAGGAATCAACAAACGATTGGCGGTATTACTTACTATGACTGTAGTTCTTTTATAAATTACGCTCTGTTAGCCGGTGGTTTTGAAACCCCTAATTATGCACCAAACAACAACGCATTTACAACCTACAATGAGGCAGAAGTGCTATTATCATTAGGCTTTACAGAAGTATCTGCAACTGGCGAGTATTTAGCCGGTGACATAGGTTTAAACCCAACACACACAGAAATGTGTTACCAAGGCGGACAAGGTTCTGGCATTTTCATGGGTGCTCACACTGACAAAAGACCACTAGCAGACCAAGTAAGTATAAGTACTTATACGTCATCATTCCAAAGATTATTTCGGTACGGTGATGGTGGTGTTAGTGGCTATGGTGCTAGTATCTACGTTGTATCCGCTATGTGTGGTAATTTCTGGCAAGAATCAAATATAAACCCAGGTGTTTGGGAAAAAGAACCGCACGACTGGACAGCTTTAAACGTAGGGTACGGTCTAGGTCAATGGACGAACACAGACGGAGATACACACGGTAGACTTTATCAGTTGCATGAATGGTTACAATCAAATGGTTATGCTGATGATGATGGAAACGGACAGTGCGCGTATATCGTACATGAAAATGTGTGGATGCCTAAAACTGGGTATCAAGAGTACGCTACACTGGAAGATTTTTTAAAGTCAACTAGCACTGACATTGAAAGTCTAACGCATTATTGGAATATGTGTTGGGAGGGCATACACGATGCGTCATGGGATTATCGAGTTGAACGAGCACAAGCGTGTTACAATTTTATTTCTAGTAACGCAAACAACACCAATATTACTCAATGGATAACAAAAGATGGTTATTTAACAGAAGCAGAAATTTTTAACAATGCAGTAATGTTATATCGTTATTTTAGTGCCGCTGGTGGGGGTGGTGGAACCCCATCAAAAAGAAAAACAAAATTACCACTTTATATGATGATTCGATATTTTTAATGTTTCACGTGAAACAATTTATAAGAAAAAAGGAGTTGATAAAATGTTATTTACAAAAGGAAAGTACAAACACGAAATTGGCTTTGAAATTATGGTAACAGAAAACGGAGATATTCTTATTTCACCAGACCATCCGCTTTCTTTAAGATTATCCGAAATTTTTGATAAAAACAAGTGGACAAAAGTTGAATAGGGGGTTATAATATGGCTGTAAAAAATAAAGATGAAATTTTGGAAGCAATTAAAACAAGAGTAGGAGATAGCACGGATGACGAAACAATTTCATTTCTTGAAGATGTTAGTGACACGCTCACCGACTTAGAAACAAGAGCAAGTGGTGATGGTGAGGACTGGAAAACAAAATATGAAGAAAATGATAAATCGTGGCGAGAACGTTATACGAATCGTTTTTTCAGTAAAGAACCAGAGCCAGACCCTAAACCAGAGCCAGAACCAGAGCCAGAAGTGAAAAAAACATTTTCAGATTTATTTAAGGAGGGTTAAATATGCCTAGACGAGTTGCTGTTAGCACATTAAACGCAACAACAATGGACATTCTTAATGTAATCAGACAGAATGCTAGTTATGATTATCAGCAGAATGTGCCAGAAGTTACAAAGACAACAGATATTCCAAAAGTAGGTGAAGTAATTTATGGTACACCGGCTTTTACGAATCAGTTCATTAACGCACTTGTAAACCGTATTGCAATTGTACGAGTGCAGAGTGCAACATTCAACAATCCATATGCAATTTTGAAAAAAGGATATCTTGAGTTTGGTGAAAGCGTTGAAGATATTTTCGTTTCAATTGCAAAAGCGGTAGATTTTGATGTTGAAAAAGCGCCAAAAAGAGAATTTCAGAGAACACTTCCAGACGTGAGAAGCGTATTCCATACAATGAATTGGCGCGTGATGTACCCGGTTACCATACAGGATGAAGATTTACGACAGGCTTTTCTTTCAATAGAGGGGGTGCAGAACCTTATAGCAAAAATAGTTGATGCCGTTTACACCGCAGCTGAATATGACGAATTTTTGCTGTTTAAGTATCTGTTAATTAAAGCTATCAGCCACGGAAAAATGTTTCCGATTTCTACTGGACAGGCTAACGATTTAACTGATGCAGCTGTTAAATTTAGAGGGGCATCAAATCTTTTACCGTTTATGTCATCAAACTATAACGAGTCTGGCGTTAAAACAAACACACCAAAAGACAGACAGGTTATTTTCATGGATGCAACATTCAACGCAGAATTTGATGTATCCGTTCTTGCTTCTGCCTTCAACATGGAAAAAGCAGATTTTATGGGTAGACTGTTTCTTATTGACAGTTGGTCTGAGTTTGACAATGATCGTTTTGATGTTATCAGAGCAAATTCTGACGGTATTGAAGAAATTACCACAGCTGAGTTAAATCTGATGAAAGACGTAAAAGCGGTATTGCTTGATGAAAATTGGTTTCAAGTTTACGACAACAATAACAAGTTCACTGAAAAGTATGTGGCTAGTGGTTTGTATTGGAACTATTTCTACCACACATGGAAAACTGTTTCTTACTCACCATTTGCGAACGCTGTTGTATTCGTTCAGAGCACACCAACAATCACTTTACCGACTAAATTAACAGTTGAAATTATCAGCAAAGACCACAGTGAAGAAGCTACCGTGTTTGCATTAAGTGCTGACACTGACGGCGCTAGCCTTGAACCTAACAGTGTACATTTTGTACAGGATGAGAGCACTACCGCAAACGGAATTGCTATTCAAAAGTATGGTGCTGTTATTATTCCTGCTTCTAAATCCGCTACCGAAATCACTTTAGTGGCAGAGGTTGGCGGTCAGACTTATAAGGGCGCTACAGCCATTTCAAGTGCTAACAATGTCGGTGATACTGTAACAATGAATAAAGCGTAAATAGTCAATCTAGGGTGAGTTAATAACTTACCCTAGAGTTTTGAAAGAGGTTAATATATGTATATAGAGCCTAATACCAATATTCGTATTTTAAAAGACGTTCCTTTAGATAAAACATTTGACCATACCATATATTTTGAAAGCGCCAGTGCACAGGCTACTTATTTCATGGGATTGCAAAAATACAACTTGAATAATTACACGTACCAGAGAGTTAAGCGTGGTTATGCTAGGGTTGGAATAAAAGCTGATAATTTGTATGACTGTAATTATATGATGTTTCAAAACACATCATATGGTAATAAATGGTTTTACGCGTTTATCACTTCTGTTGAGTATTTAAACAATGAATGTTCACAGATTGAATTTGAAATTGATGTAATGCAGACATGGTTTTTTGATTACAGTTTAGACCAATGCTTTGTTGAAAGAGAGCACACAGTAACAGATAATATTGGTATTCACATTGAGCCAGAAAACGTGAATTTAGGTGAGTATGTGTTTAACGATTACAAAGATTTATCTGTTGCGCTAAATAAACTTGCAGTTTTTGTTGCTGTTAGCGACGCAGATGAAGCTCCCAATGGCACAGTTTATGACGGTGTGTACGGTGGATGTACATTACATGCGTACCCACTCGATAAGCCGGAATCAATAAACACGCTTTTAACGAAATACGCTCAAAAACCAGATGCAGTTGTAGCTATGTATATAGCACCGGCTATCGCCACTGGTACTGTTATACCAGATGAGGGAATGACAATTGTTTTTTCAAAAAATGCGTATTCGTTTAATAGTTCAAGTGGTGCGGTAAGTGATGAAATGAAAATAGATGGATATAAACCGAAAAATAAAAAACTATACACATATCCATATAATTTTTATTGTATTACAAATGCGGGGGCTTCTTCACTAAATTTAAGGTATGAGTTTTTTGAAAACCTAACGCCAGCCTGGAATATAACAGTACCAATGACAATGCCTATACAATGTGTACTAAGACCGCGCAATTACAAGGGTGCTGAACTAAATTTAAACGAAACCTTAACACTGACGAATTATCCTATGTGCTCGTGGAGTACAGATGCGTTTCGCGCATGGCTTGCGCAAAATGCTTTACCATTAGTGACAGAAACAGGGGTTAAAATGGTAAGCGGTTATTTAGGTGGTGGAGTTGTAGGTGCGACTGTAAACACTGCAAACACAGTTATGAAATCACTGTCGGAGGGGTATCAAGCTTCAATTCAAGCGGATGTTGTAAGAGGTAGTATTAACACTGGTAACAATAGTGTTGCTAGTGGACTACAATCTTTTTACGGCGGTAGATGTTCCATAAGTGCCCAATATGCCAGAATGATTGACGATTATTTCACTGTTTATGGATATGCTGTGAAAAGACTGAAAATTCCTAACAGAGATAGTCGTCCACATTGGAATTATGTTAAAACTATAGGGTGTACAATAACAGGTAGCATTCCGAGTGATGATATGCGGTTAATTTGTAGCATTTATGACAACGGTATTACATTTTGGAAAAATGGGTCTGAAATAGGTGATTATAGTTTAGATAATAGTCCACAAGGGGGTGAATAAATGGGAAACAGAAAAAGAGAAAAAACACTATTCGGTGAAAGTGCTACTGTAAATAATCTAACATATATGCAGTATTTGAACAGATTAACAGAGTTGAGCGTATCAATGTTTGAATGGAAAAATTTGCCACCTACAGTAGACGCAAGATATATTGAATTACATTTGTTTGAGACTGGGTCTATGGTTTATTTTGATGATGACGTAATAGGCAATCTTTGCTTAGACTGTTTACCTACCGGAAGATTAGATGTTTACGGAAATCCAGTGTTAAGGCGTGCTTATTCTGGATATAATAACTACCAGAAATTGTTGAAAGAAAGCAACAGTGTAATTATCTGGAATAACTATTTGCACACCAATTCAATTTTAGAGGTGAAAATGTTTGCAAGAAGATTGTATAACCTTGATAGAATTATAGATGTAAACGCTAATGCACAGAAAACACCAGTGCTGATACAAGGAACTGAACAACAGAGACTTACTTTAAAGAATCTATATAAAGAGTTTGATGGAAATTCCCCATTCATTTTTGGTGATAAAAACCTTGACTTAAATTCTTTAAAGTGCTTACAAACTGGTGCACCTTATGTTTGCGATAAATTGTATAATTTGAAACAAATGTATTGGAATGAAGCATTGACCTATTTAGGTATTAATAACACTGGAGCACAAAAGCGTGAACGTATGTTAGCTATAGAAAGTTCACAGGCACAGGGCGGAACTATTTCAAGTAGGTATTCCAGATTGCAGAGCAGAAGAGAAGCTGTTGAAAAAATCAATGCTATGTTTGGAACTAATATTGAAGTCAATTATAGAGAAGATTTTATGAGTATCTATGAGGGGCAAGGAGTTGATACCACAGAGGGAGAAAGTGAGGTTGTGTTAAATGAGTAAGTATACAACTGAGGTTCGTTTTATCTGTGAAAGTAAGTCGGGACTTGAAAATTCTAAAGGGTGCGATGATGTTGACGAAATTTTAAATAATAGTTGGAATAAAATTTTTACAACAAAAGCTGAAATTTTCGACGAAAATTACAGGGCTGTTATTTGCAAGAAAATTTTAAAGCATTATTATTTAAGAGAGATTTGCTCTGAAACTGTTGGTATCTGGAAGTTGTGGTTAAATACAAGATTAGAAGAGATTTTACCGTATTATAATCAGCTTTACAAAAGTGCTTTGTTAGAATTTAACCCATTGTATGACGTGAATATTACAAGAACACATAACCGAACTATTGACGAAAATAAAACAGAAAATGGGACTAGCACAGAAACAAGCACAGATAAAAATACAGGAAGTGGGACAAGGGATAATACTACAAGTGGTACTAATAAAAATAGTGGTACAAGTAGTGTTACTGATAATGGTTCTAGTAATAGCAAAGACTTGTACAGTGATACTCCACAGGGGGCTTTAACTGGAGTTGAAACTGAAACATATTTGACTAATGCTAGAAAGATTACTAATACAGATAGCAGTACAAGTGAAAGTACTAATAGTGGTAATGGTGAATATGAAGATACTGGAAACGTTAAATATAGTGATACAAGTGAAAGAGCAAATACAAAAAATGGCAGTAATAGCAATACTGGAACGGTGAATAATACGGAAGAATATTTAGAAAGTGTTAGCGGTAAACAGGGAAGTGGTAGCTATAGTGGAATGCTGAAAGAATATCGTGATACGTTTCTAAATATTGACAGAATGGTTATTGCTGAATTTGATGATTTATTTTTCGGATTATGGTAAAGGAGAGAAAGTATGAGTGATGAAAGAACGATAAAGCCTAATGCGCCAGCTGATTTTACACCGCAGTTGGGAGATTATAAGACTTTGCAACCGTTTAGATACTGGTGTCAGAAAGTGTTGCCGGCGGTATATGATGATAGTTTAAGCTATTACGAATTGCTTTGCAAAGTGGTTGACTATCTTAATAAGACCATGGAAGATGTTGAAACATTACATGGTGATGTTACTAGCTTGCTTTCTACTTATGAGAAATTGCAGAGTTATGTAAATAACTATTTCAGTACACTTGATGTACAAGAAGAAATTAATAATAAACTTGACAGCATGGCAAAAGATGGATCTTTAACCAATTTAATAAGGGCATATATTGACCCTCTTATTAACGAACAAAATAACAAAATTACAGTTCTTGAAAATAGAATGAATACGTTTGCTAGTTTACCAGAGGGCAGTACGAGCGGTAATGCTGAATTAATTGATATTAGAGTACCGGCTAGTGGATTTAATAACAGTAAACCTTATCCGACAGCCGGTGAATCGGTTAGAGGTCAAGCTATTTCATTAAAGAACTATATCGAATATTTTAAAGATGATGTTACCAAAGCATTTAACGTATCAGAAAATATATATAGTCCACATTTATTTGCAAATACAAAGGGTATATCACTAACTATTGCTGATGGGACAGAATTTACAGATTCTACAACAACAAACGCAATTACAACAGGATATTTTGACACAAATGAGGGTGATGTGTGGAGATTTTATAGGTGGAACACTGCCAAAAACAATATTTATCCTATGGAAATACGTGTATTCTGGTTTGACGAAAATAAAAAATATATAAGTGGGGCAATTATAAACGGAGATGTGACAGCACCTACACGTTCGAGGTATTTACGTTTTACAGAAAAATTTACATTATTATATCCAGAATTAGACGTAATGGTTACTAAAAATTTCCCGTTTGGTGTAAATGATTACGAGCCATACGGTTTTAAACAATTAAAAGAATCATTTTTACCTAAAGAAACATATGAACTAGCACAAAAAAGCGGAACGCTTCATAACGGCGATACGTGGGTGTTAGAAAATAATAATATCATGGCAAGAAAAAATTTTGTTTTGAGTGGAAATGTAAACATATTTTCTACACTAGAAATGGGTCATGGTACAAAAATCAATACGCCATCAAGTTGGGTAGTCGTGGATAACGAAAATATCACAGTGTACTCAACGCCTACAAATAAAGTAACACTCCCACACGGTTTAACTATTACGAATACAATTCAGCTTATAATTGAAGTAGGGGCAAACTATAAGGCAAAAATCACATTAGTATCTAATGGAGAAAAATACAATACAGAACAAGATTGGGATGGAAACATTGGAAATATTTTTGTGAATAGTATTAATACAGAATTAGGACATTGTACAGTATCGTGGACTTGCAAAAACTATTCTTCACCGATATGGGCGTATGGTGATAGTTATTTTGGTATGGTGAATAAGGCTAGATGGATTGCTCAATTGTTAAGTAATGGGTACGGAACAAATATGCTTATTGACGGATACCCGGGTAGAGGTTCAAATGATGCTTATAATTCATTACAAACTTCATTAAAACATGGCAAACCAAAGTATATATTATGGGCTATGGGCATGAATAACCCAGACAATGATTCATCAGTAAACGAAACATGGAATAATATATTTGATAACGTAAAGAATATGTGTAAAGAAAATGGCATAACACTAATTGGATGTACAATTCCGAATACACCAACACAGTTTAACAGTTACAAAAATAACGTTGTTAGAAATGCCGGAATTAAATATATAGATTTCGCAAAATCAGTGGGCGCTGAAAACAAGGGGGCTTCATGGTATGACGGTATGTTGTCGAGTGACCTGGTTCACCCCACTGAAAAAGGTGCTATAACATTATATTTACAGGCATTAGCAGATTTTCCAGAATTAATGAATACTTAACTAAACTAGATTATACCCTATAGTGATTTAACTATAGGGTATATTTTTTGCCAAGTTAGCAACATTAATGTGTTATACATTTGACTCAAATAAATCACATTATTTTTTCTACTTAACAAGTACACCAATTTGTAATAGACGGAAAAAATGATGTACGCCGTTGAGTTGAATGGGGTC